ACAATAATTTGGATAGAAAATAAAGATGGGAGTTATACATTGACTAAGAAGAATAATAATTATCAGAATGATGTTGAACAGTTTATGGTCGCAGCCGACCAGTATATTGGTGCAACTCCACATCTAAATGAAAATAACGAGGCTCAAGCCAAGCTATATATTGATCTAATTGATGAAGAATTCCGTGAACTTTGTGACGGGTTTCTTCGTCGGCACATTGGAGATGTTGCTGACGGCGGCGCAGATTTAGTATGGGTCGTTAAGGGATTGTTTGCCACACTAGGCATCAACTTTGATGCTGTATGGGAAGAAGTTCGTGCGTCGAATATGAGCAAGGTTTCCGAGAGTGGAAAGATTAAGAAGCGGGCAGACGGTAAGATTCTGAAACCAGATACTTACTTTAAACCAGACATCGAAAAAGTGTTAAAGGAACAGGGACTATAAATGGCAAAAGAGAATTATCTGGATATTCAAATTGACTTATCACGGGACTCCCTGTTTGACAAACTAGGTATTCAGCGACTTCAAGAATCATACATGAAGGATGACGAAACGTCTCCTCAACATCGATTCGCTTTTGTTTCAAAGACGTTCGGTTCTAATCCTGAACATGCGCAGCGTCTATATGAATATGCATCAAAGCACTGGTTGTCATACGCCACTCCGATCCTCTCGTTTGGTCGGTCAAAGCGTGGTATGCCAATCAGTTGTTTTTTAAACTTCATTGATGATACTGCGGAGGGTCTAGTTGAAAATCTTTCAGAAACTAACTGGTTGTCTATGCTTGGTGGCGGCGTTGGTATTGGTTTTGGTATTCGCGCCGCAGATGATAAGTCTACTGGCGTTATGCCTCACCTTCGCACTTATGATGCTTCTTCTATGGCTTACCGTCAAGGTCGCACTCGTCGTGGTTCTTATGCTGCTTATCTGGATATTTCTCACCCTGATGTTGGGCTTTTTCTAGAAATGAGAAAACCGACGGGTGACCCGAATATGCGGGCGCTCAATTTGCACCATGGAATTAATATCACCGACGATTTCATGCAAATCATCGAACGTTGCATGGCAGATGATGATACTGATGATAGCTGGAATCTGACTGATCCAAAGTCAGGTGAAATTCGTGATACTGTTTCTGCTAAGGAACTTTGGCAGAAGATACTCGAACTTCGAATGATGACAGGTGAGCCTTACATTCACTTTATCGATGCCTCGAACCGTGCGTTGCCAGATTTTCAGAAGGCATTGGGCCTAAAGATACATCAATCCAATCTCTGCTCTGAAATCATCCTTCCTACCGATAGAAAACGCACGGCTGTTTGCTGCTTGTCTTCGGTTAACTTGGAATACTATGATGCATGGTCCAAGGACCCTCTGTTCTTGAAAGACATGGCAGAGATGCTTGACAATGTTCTACAGTATTTCATTGATAATGCACCAAAGCAAGTTTCGAGAGCAATCTACTCTGCCAAGCGCGAACGTTCGATTGGTATTGGCGCACTGGGCTTCCATGCTTACCTTCAACGTAAGAAAATTGCGTGGGAATCGGCTGTTGCTAAGGGTACCAATATGCGTATGTTTAAGCATATCAAGAACCGTCTAGATACTGCGAATTTAGAACTTGGTGCAGAACGAGGCGAAGCACCTGATGCTGCTGGTACGGGTCGCCGTTTTAGTCACATGCAAGCTATTGCGCCTAATGCATCTTCATCCATCATCATGGGCAATACCAGTCCATCGATTGAACCATGGAGAGCAAACGCATATCGTCAAGATACATTATCTGGTTCATTCCTTAATAAGAATAAATACCTTGACTTTATTATCAATATAGAAGCTGCAAATCACAAAGATGGTTGGTATGACGAGACTTGGTCTTCGATTATCGCCAACGATGGTTCTGTGCAGCACCTTACATGGATGGATGCAATAACCAAAGAAGTATTTAAAACTTCGATGGAAATTGACCAACGGTGGGTCATTGAACACGCGGCAGACAGACAGAAGTTTATTGATCAGGCACAGTCTCTCAATCTATTCTTCCGTCCAGATGCTAATATAAAATATCTTCATGCGGTACACTATCTCGCATGGAAACAGGGTCTAAAAACTCTATACTACTGCCGCTCCGAAAAGATTGGTAAGGCAGATAAAGTATCGAAGCGCATTGAACGTGAAGCGATTAAAGAAATCGACTTTAAGGCAATGATTGATGGCGATGCTTGTATAGCTTGCGAAGGGTAAACGAATGACACAATATTTTGCACAAATAGTATCAAAACCAGATTGCCCATATTGCGTAAAAGCAAAAGAGTTTATGCAGGGTATGGATATTAAATATACTGAGATGGTAGTTGGCCAAGATTGTGTCTGGGAAGACATTACGGCACAACTTCCTAACGTTACCACTGTGCCCCAGATTTGGGTTAACGGTGAACATGTTGGTGGTTATGACGATCTAATCAAATGGGCATCGGAGGTATAATGTCTAATCTTTTAAGCGAACGTTCTTATTTCAAACCTTTCAATTACCCATGGGCATATGATGCTTGGTTGAAGCACGAACAGTCGCACTGGCTTCACACTGAAGTTCCAATGGTTGAAGATGTCAACGATTGGAAAAAGCGGCTCACTGATGGTGAAAAGCACTTTCTCACTAATATTTTTCGTTTCTTTACGCAAGGCGATATCGATGTTGCGGGCGGTTATGTAAACAACTATCTACCATATTTTCCTCAACCTGAAATTCGTATGATGCTTATGGGATTTGCTGCCAGAGAAGCATTACATGTCGCAGCCTACTCACATCTTATTGAAACTCTGGGTATGCCTGAAACGACATATCAAGAATTTCTTGAGTATGATTCAATGAAAGCAAAGCATGATTACTTCTTAGGCCTGTCGAATGCGGGCGCAACACCTGAAACTATCGCTACTAATATTGCTGCATTTTCGGCGTTTACTGAGGGTATGCAACTGTTCTCATCCTTCATCATGCTCTTAAACTTTCCCCGCCACGGAAAGATGAAGGGAATGGGCCAGATTGTTACTTGGTCAATCGTTGATGAAACGCAACACGCCGAGTCGATGATTAAGTTGTTCCGGTCATATGTTGAAGAGAATAGAGATATCTGGAATGACGAGCTAAAGTCTAGCATATATACCATCGCAGAAAAGATGGTAGAGCTGGAAGACAAGTTCATCGAACTTTCATTCTCCATGGGTGAGATGGAAGATTTAACAGAAGCCGATGTTAAAAAGTATATTCGTTACATCTGTGACCGCAGATTGATTAGTCTTGGTATGAAGGGTATTTTTAAAGTCAAGAAAAATCCACTGCCTTGGGTTGAAGAAATGATTAATGCACCCACTCACACCAACTTCTTTGAAAATCGTGCTACCGATTACGCCAAGGGCGCGCTATCTGGAACTTGGGAAAGTGTTTGGGGAGCAGCATAATGGAAGAACAGGAATGCTTTTCATGCGATGCCGTGTTTTTGGTAGAGCATGAATTGGATGAAGAATACTACAAAACTAAATACTGTCCGTTTTGTGGAACCAAGATAGCCGAAGAAGACCTCGAATTTGATGACTGGTACGAGGACGAATAAATAGTTCACACGTTGGAGTGAACTAATGGTTATTAAAAAGAAGAAGCCGTTGCCAAAGAAAGTGCATAGAGTTTATTGCACCTACTTTGACGACGGCAAATACTATATTGGTTATTCATGTAAGACTGATAAACTATTTGAAAAATATTTTGGTAGTTCTACATATGTTACTAACTACGAAGGCGAAATGCGCAAAGAAGTTGTTGCGGAATATGCGGGTAAATCTCACGCAAAAGCAGTCGAGCATATTCTACAATGGGAGTATCGATTTGATGATCGGTGTATCAATGACATGTGGAATGTTAGATTACGACTATCGCACTTGAAAGAATTAAAGTTACCTGACTGGAGACCTGGATGTTTTTCGCAGCCCTCTTGATGCTGGTAGCACTAGCGATTACTAGTGTAGCCGGTTATTTTTCAATATTAGGTTTGATGGCCATCTTTCCTGCTTCACCTATTGCAATCGCTGCTATGGGAATTGTCTTAGAACTAGCTAAACTTGTAACAGCAAGTTGGGTGTATCGTAACTGGAAGATTGCCAACAGACTATTGAAGACATACTTTACGATAGCAGTGGTAGTCTTGTCGTTCATCACCAGCATGGGTGTATTCGGCTATCTAAGTAAAGCGCATATTGAACACACCACTGTTGGTGGTTCAGCGCAATTGCAAATCGCACAATTAGAAAGTCAGAAGACTTCGGCTGAAAGGAGACTAAAGAATGCACAAACATCTCTGGATACTTTGGACCGACTCACTACTAGCGAAAATATCCTCGATGCTAATTTCATTAGAAATAGACAAAAGAGAGAACGCGCGGCCCTTAATAAGGAAATTGAGGCTGCGGCTGCAAACATTCAGACTATTGAGACTAATCTCATACCGCTCAAAACAGAGAACCTCATACTCGAAGCGGAAGTAGGACCAATCAAATACGTAGCGGAACTGTTCTACGGTAGTGGTGATAATGCCACCATCGACAAGGCCGTCCGTATGATGATTATCATTCTTATCTTTGTTTTCGACCCGCTGGCAATTCTTTTGATAATTGCAGCAAATATGACATTTTTAGGGTTGACAAAAAGAGAAGAATCAGATATAGTGAATATTGTCTCAGTTGAAGTGGATGAACCGAAAGCTCCAACCGAGACGCCAAAAGCTAAGAAAACACGTAAGCAGAAACCAAAAGCCCTTATACCAGAAGTTCCAGACTTCTTTCAGTTTGAGAAGCATGGTTCTACTCATGATGTTCCTATGCCAGATCCTCCTCGCCGAAATGCAAGGGGTCAAATTATAGTTGATGAAAAAAATATTAGGAGAATGTGAAATGATGACCGACGTTGAAGCAATGCGCGAAGACCTTACAAACAACCTTCGTGCTAAGGTAGGCACAGTTACTTTTACGAAGCAGAATGGTGATGAGCGGGTAATGCGTTGCACTCTACAGGAATCTGTGCTTCCCAAGCAGACCGAACTAGAAGAAGCCGTTCAGAAAAAGGGTCCTACTGATTCGCTGGCCGTATGGGACCTCGATAAGAATGCATGGCGTTCTTTTCGCTATGATACTGTAATTTCAGTAAAATTTGAGGGTTGACAAATACCTTGATATATCGTATAATGAGATATATTGACAAGGAGTGATTATGTATAAACTTAAGGTACCTGTTGCTGAGTCGAAGTTCGTCGGTGTCGAGCCTATCTGGGCCGATAGTTACGAACCTGTAAACTATCAAAGCGAATTTAGCAATGCTCTTAACTGGTATAACTATATTGTAGATGCCAAAGACTGCCGCGCTTTTCTCACCGATTGGTTCAAAACCGATAAGGAGAAACTAAAGACGGTCGGTCAGGTACCAGATAAGTTTCTACCTAGAACCTATGCCAACACGGCTCGAATTGCCATGCGTGGTTTCCCAGTAAGCGAGGTTCACCAGAACCGCATCTGGGAAAAGATTCAGGAAGTGGCAAACAAGCGAATCAAGTCAGATGACGATGATGAGCCTGTTGCCGCTCCTGTGATCAAGATAGTCAAGCCCGTTAAACTGGCTTCTACCTACATCTTGTCTCTTGTAAATGATGAAATCGAAAATCTTATCACTGGCGAAGACAATAAGAACATGGCTCAGATTCTAATGCCATATAAGATGAATGATAAGCAGTATGCGGCTTGTGCTGATAAGCTCCAGCCTCTTCTGGCAGAATATTCAGAAGTTCTGGAACTTCGTCGGACAGATAGAAAGACTTTGACCGAAGAACAGATAGAGTTTATGGATTCTTTCCCCTTCCCCGGTATCACACTCATCAAGAAGATTGTCCAGCTTATCGAAGGTTATGTCAATGACCTCAAGAAGGCTTATGTTAGTAAGCAAGTTGCCAAGGTTCGCAGTAAGAAGCCCAAAGATAAAACTAAACTGGTACGGGCAGTCAAGTTCTTGGTAGAAGACCCTAAGTTCGGCAAGAGCGTTGACCCCATCAACCTTCTTAACTGTAGCGAAATCTGGGCGTTCGATACAAAGACCCGCAAGATTTCCAAGTATTATAGTCCAGTCGGTGGTGGCATCACTGTAAAGGGTGCATCTCTCGTGGGTTATGACGAGGCCATGTCCAGTTGCAAATTGCTTCGAAAGCCAGAAGAACAGATTCCTGCATTTTCTGCGACCGCTAAAAAAGACTTGACAAAATGGTATTCTTCTGTTAAAAGTAAGAATGCGAATGTGCGCCCTCGACTCACGGCAACAACTTTAATTTTGAAAGTCTTTTAATGTCAGATAATGATAACATTACATATCTTCGACCTCGTGCGGCACCGCCCACAAAAGAAGATTTGGAATCCTACAATTACTTTCTTGAAGGTGCTACTGAATATGCTGCATATCAGGAAGCTGAGGCTTTTGCCGCTGCTTGTATGAACGGCATTCTAAGAGCCGCAGATAAGAAGCTGGGTAAGCTAGATGACAATATTACTGGGGACGCCGCCGTGATTGCTGTTATGATTCAGGGTATGTTTATGCGTCAAGCTGGCGTTCATTGTCCAGAAATCAATCTGTTGGATGACATTCGCGAAATCTTAAATAAGACTGGAGTGAGCGAATGATTGTAGTAGATTTTAATCAGGTAGCAATTAGCAATATGATGGTAGAACTTGGTGGTCGCCGTGATATAGAGGTCAATCTGCCTCTGATTCGTCACATGATTATCAATTCAATCCGTTCTTATAAGCGCAAGTTCGGACCAGAGTTTGGTGAGATTGTTATTGCATGTGATAATCGCCACTACTGGCGGCGCCAGTTCTTCCCTAACTACAAGGCTAATCGTAAGAAGAGCCGTGCAGACAGTGGCTTTGATTGGAATTCCATCTTCGAAGCATTGCACCAGGTTCGTGCAGAGTTGTCAGAACACTTTCCGTATCCTGTCATCGATGTTGACGGCGCAGAAGCAGATGATGTAATAGGTGTTTTGGCAGAATATAGTCAAACTTCGAATGTCGATGGCCTTCTGCCCAGTGCAGAGCCGTTTCTCGTTCTTTCTGGTGACCATGACTTCAATCAGTTGCA